ACTCTTGTCCACTTGACTTCCTTGTCAGTTAATATTTCAAAGGGATAGGTGTTGCAGATGTAATAAGCTACCACGCGCCCATTTTCATCTACTTCCACACCATCATGGATGAGGTTCCCGTTGTCCGCTTTTCCTTCCGTTGCCCCGATCAGGTAACTGCCTGTCCGTACACTATCCGGAGTACTGATGCGGTCAGCCTCAATCAGATGGATGCGCAGCGAATAGGGATTCAACGGTGTAGGATCATACCGCTTGATCAGGGCGAACACATCGCCGCTCATCAGCCAGCTGACCAGTGCCAGCTGCTGCAGTTCCGGAAAGTTGGACAGCCCCAGGGCATCACAGTTCTGTTTTTTGTTTGCCCAGAGTCTGAACTCCATTTCCGTTTTTTTCCGCCAGGATGTTGCGGTATCTGGCGTCATTCCCAAAACATCGATATCCGGGCTGGCCTGCATGGTAAGTCCTACACCGACAACCTTCGTGCGGTTTGTGTCGATGGCGGAGGTGGCAACAGGCGCAGCCATATACAACATTCGCGACCGCTGACGTAGCGTCATGTTGTTCATATCGATGTCCATCAGCGGGGACAGGCTGACAGCCCTAAAACCACGGATAGCACGTTTTACAAGGCTGGCCCCGGCATCACTGTACCCGGATGCCTGCGGACTGCTTCTGTTTTGTTTCTTTTTCCTCATGTTTATGCCTCCAATTTAAAGGGCGACAGCACCGGAAAGGAGCAAAGATGCTGCCGCCGTGGTAAGCTCTCCCAATATAGAGCGTGTACCCTCACCAATCACGGATAAGCACCCCGAATGCTTTTCGTGGGCGCTTTCCTTCCAGTTGTGCTTCCAGCGCGTCCACTTCCTCTTCCATTTTCCTGATTTCTTCCGTCAAAGCGGAAATATCAAACCTTGTCAGTTCCCGGTTATGGATGCGGTATGATTTCGCGCCGCCTTTAACCAGCGCAGTATATGCTTTTCGCAGTTCTTCAAGCATCTCCTGACGAAAGGCCAGTCTCTTTTGGATTTCAGTCTTTTTGGTTGCCATTTTTCTCACCAGTCCTCATAATACTTCGATAAGTTATTCCGTTTCTTTGGGTTCTGCTGTTTTGGCTTGGCCTGTATCACAGGGGTTTGTTGTGGTACATTGACTCCTCTGGACGCTTTGATTTTTCTGTCGATAGCATCCAGATTTGGGTTCATCGCCCTAAATGCAGCCAATGCATAGTTGCGGCAGTCCAGCACTTCATTCCGCTCATGCCCTGGAATTTTTTCCCATTGCCACGGGTGCTTGAGTTCTGCCCGGTAGACCAGGTGTTCAGACAACAGGCCTTTAAAATAATCCGGCCCGTAATCGTCCCGTTTGGGGAAGTGACAGAACTTACTGCCTGGAGTCTGTACCCGAAGGTTATCCATGATGCTCTGCTTGCCTGCATCAACTCCCAGCTGGTACTGCCAGCAGTTTCCTATTATCTTCCCGAATTTCACAATCCGTACTTTCTTTGGTGGGGAGGTGTATGGGATGTCGGGGCCGCCACGCCCTTTGATGGCAAACACCTTTTTACCGACACGGCGATTGCATTCCTGACGTACATCTTGCGTGTAATGCCCGCCTTCATCGATAAATGTCAGCGATACCCGAAGCCCCAGACCATCAGAAAAATGGAATACCCTGTCAAAAATCTGCTCATCCAATCTTTGCCATGTAGTAACCTCATCCGGGACACCCATGATGATGCCTTTTTCAATGCCCCATGTCTCGCCATGGTAGCCATGACCAACTATTTCGTATTCCATGCGATTGTCCTGTGTATCTACGCCAGCCGTCAGACAAAGCACACCGTCCGGCAGTTCCGCTTTGTATTCCTCACGTCTGGCCAGCAGGGTATCTTCGTCCTGGATGTCTCCACGATCTTCCCACAGTTCCCCAAAAGAAGTGTTGTAAACAACCTGTAGCTTTTTTGTGTTTCCTATTGCTTTCAGATATTCCAGAATGATGCTTTCCCATGTGACCCATGCACTGACAAAAGCGTTCAGCCAAAAAGAACGGACACCGTTCTGAAGCGCTGCGGGGTTTTCAGCTTCCCATCGGGCAGGCTGGCGTTTCAGTTCGATTTCCCGACCGATGTATCCGCAACCGGGGCAGATATGATACACGTTTGTGACGTTGTATGTTTTCTTACCGGCCACAATGTTCGTATCATATTCGTATCGGATGTCTGCAAACTTAATCTCGAAGTACTCACCGCAGTGAGGGCAGCGGCTTTTCCATCGTTCCATGGTGCCGTCCGCAAAAGACGACTCAATGGCACTGCGGTCTTTTATGGTCGGTGTAGATACCTCTACCGCTTTTGCGTTCCAGAAAGTCTTCTGCCGAGCCATGGCCAGCGTCCATGGATCACCTTCGGTTCCAGCCGATAATGCCCAACGATCTCTTTCATCACCGAGCACATATCTGATTGGTTTGGATGCCAGACTGTGAGCTTCTTGGGATCCACACATGGTAAGGATGCCGCCAGGGTATGCTTTCTGCAGGATGGTATCGCTGCTGTCCCGGTATTTGGAATTCGCGACCTTTTTATTTAAAGTCGGGCAATCCCTTATCATTGGTTTGATACGCAGCTTGCTATATTCTTTGGCATCCATTGTGGTGGGATGTATAAACAAAATACTGCCGGGGTCTTCATCGATGATGTACCCGATGCAGTTATTGATAAATTCGCTTTTCCCGACCTGGGAAGCAGCCACCATGACGATACGCCGGATGCGCGGGTCTGTAAAAGCATCCATGGGGCCGCGCAGATACGGCGTCCGTGATGTCCTCCAAAGACCCGGTTCTGCAGACGATTCTGTGGAAAGCCTTCTGTGCTTTTCGGCCCATTGCGTAACGGTCAGGCCGGTGGGAGGTTTTAACAGCCGCAGGCTTCTTCTAATGGATGCAGATTCCCTTAGCCATCCCTTAATCCTCTGTTTCGTCCTTTCCTTCGTCATCTTCCACCCCGTTGATTTGGTCATATTCGTTCATTTTGGTCAGGAAGTTTTCTTTCTTGAATTCCCATTCGGACAGTTCGTCCAATGCGGCATGGGCTTCTTTTTTGATGATTTCTGCAGCTTCCGCTGCGCTTCCGCAGTTGGTGACATCAACCGCAAGCCTTCCTGGCAATGCCAGAAATTGATTCTTTACGGAAACGAAAAATTCTTCATTGAACGCCCTGACGACTTCTTCCGGAATCAGATTCCCTTTAAGGGTTTCCAGTTTCAGCCGTTTAGACTCATTATCCAGCTTTGCGCTTTCCGTCTCATAATCGGCCCGGTCTGCTTTTCGCTTTCGGTAGGTGGTTTCTGCCACTCTCCGTATTTTTTCCAGTTTCTCTTCCTCTTCGGTCGGTTGGCGGGATTTGGTCAAGGTAATGTATGCCCTCACGGACTGAACCAAGTTATAATTTCCGTTTTCGTTTCTCACCAGTACACCGTCCTCGCGAAGACGTCGCAAATGCCGCTGGGTTACACCCAAAGCACAGGCCAAACTGGTTCCATTGACTTCTGATTCAGGTGTAATTTTTAAAATATTTTGCACACAAATCACTCCTTTCAGTAGGACAGGACATGCCCCGAAAAAATGAAAAAATCTGATATATAAACGCAAGTCGGGCCTCGCAAGCACCCGCTAGGGCCGGGGAGGGCCGTCACAGTACCTTGGGAGCCTGTGGATAACTCTGTTTCAGACCATAAGAAAAGGAGACCTCCGCGTGGAAGTCTCCTTCGATGTGAATTTTTTACAGCAGGTCGACCAGTGTTTCTAACTCGTGTTCCAGCCGGTCAAGCTCCTGCCTGATGCACTTCATCCTGAATCCGTTCCTGCACTGCCGTCCTTCCCTTTGAAGCTGCTTTATCTCTTCCTTGCGCCGTTGAATGATGTCTTCCGCATCGTAGTAGTGGCGGTCTAATCCGAGGCGCTGCACCATGTGTGTGTCCAGCATGTTGGTAAGCCCGGTCTCCCGGATGGCAAGGATCTGTTCCCGTACTTTATCGGTCATCGCTGCACACCTCCCGGCCCATCAGCAATTTTGTGTAGACGTTGGTGTACCGTTCTTTTTCGCTGCCGTCGCTTCCCATCATCGCGTTGAAAAAGTAATCCATCGCAGCTTTCCGGCTGTCCCAGATTTGTTCCTCGCCGTAGCAGATGGTCTTCACCGTCTTCAGCTTTTTGACATGATCTTCTCCGTACACCACGTTGAGGCCGGAACCGTTGTCCCAGCGCATCAGCAGGCTGCCGGTGTCATCCACCCCGATGACCGTGCCCTTGGTGCCCGGAGGCGGGGCCTGCCGGTCATCCATGCTGACCAGCTCGACCCGTGTGCCTTTTGGGAATTCGTTTCTGATTTGCTTTACCAATTCTCTGCTTGGGAATCTCATCATCTCAGGCCTCCTGTTCTGCCGTTTCGGCCTGTTCGCTTTTGATGGTCCGGAATGCGGAGGAGCCTTCCAATCTCTTGAGCAGGCTCTTGCGGATGTTTTTGTATTCCGCCCCGATGAATCCTAAACGAAGAAGGAAGCATCTGAATGCGTATTTCGCATTCGGTACTTCCTTCTCTTTGGCGGTGATGCGTTTTGAGTTTTTGGCCATCCGGCAAAGCCTGTCGATGAATGCCATCGTGGCGGTGGATTCGCTGCTTCCTAACATTCTCTTGTACCAAGGGAATGCCACCCTGTCTTCCGTGAGGATCACGATAGGGTCTTCGCAGTCCAGCGCCTTCCTGATCAGGTCGGCTTTGCTCGCGATAATCTTTTCGAGGTTTGCGATCTGCTCATCCGTGAAGTCTGCCCTCGGCATCGTCAGGGTCCAGGAACTTTCGTCCATCTCTTCCGTTGCCGCCTGTTCCGGTTCTGCCTTCTTGATTTCGGGCATTGCGATTTCAAATCCCCGGTTCCTGAGTCCAGTTGCCAGGGTCTGCATCCCGGTTTCGTCTTCCGTGGTGATGCTGCCGTCCCGCTCGATGGTGTAGTTCCCAACCGTGTAGGTGAAGGCAGGCGCTCCGTTGTACTTCGCCGCCTGCCCGGTAACCTCGGCGATGGCCTTTACTAAATTCTTTCTTTCCTTTCCCTGTGCGTTCGTTTTTGCGTTCATCTTGTGAACCTCCTTCTTTTTTGGTTAGTGTATATATCACTCTGAACGCACATAAAGTCAAGTTATATTTTCAACATTTTCTATCTTTTTTTCTGCAAAATACGCAATCCCTGCCAGCACAAAATAGACGCAGGGAAGGGCGACACCATTGCCCCACATCTTATATTCCGCTGAATCGGTATGCGGTTTACGCAGCCATCTTATAATCTGTTTCCGGGTCTTTGGTTTCGCTTTTCCCATCACCCGGCGGTGGGTCTCGAACACATCCGTCCAGAATTGGATCTCTTCTTCCGTCGGCTCCGGTGTTTCCAGTCCGGCACACCACCAGTCAGGGAAGCCCTGCAGTCTTGCGCATTCCGTAGGCGTCAGCCGCCGGACCGCATAATCCACATTGATGAACGGCGGGTCTTTATAATCGGTAGCCACCAGTGACCCGGCCTTTTCTTTGGCAGCGCGGGTAAAATGGGAGTTTTTACTGGAGCAGTATGTTTCCTTGGTCTTTTGGTAGACCACTGCGATACCGCCCTGATTGCTCCCCGGCACGTTCCCGCCCCGGTCAACGGTGCGGCATGTGTCGCTTTCATAGGCGTGGTTCCGCATGTTCTGCGTCCCGTCCGATGACTGTCGGACATCAAATGTCTTTACCACTTCGGCCACGAAGTTTTCTGCAGGGTTGCTAAACTGCTGACTTGACGGTCCTTTGGGACCGTCAGCTGCAGATAACGTAGCCGCCTTATCGGCAAAAGCTATAACTTTCGCATCTTCATCCTGATTTTGGATTTGTTCCGTTATAACAATGCCACCTTGGTTGCTGGCGGGATCACCACCTTTGCAGTCGAGTGTCCGGGACGTGTCGGCTTCATAAAAGCCGGCCGTGGAATTGGATGATTTCATGGAGTTGCTGCCCATGGAGCAGATGCCGAATGTTTTTTGATGCACCACAAACGGCTGGTTGTTCCCACCCTGGCCATAATTCGCGGCCATGGTCGGGGCGCTGTCCAATGGCCCGGAATACCGTGAATCATTTCCATGATTCTCAAATAATGCTGCGGGAACCGCCCCGGCCCGCAATGTCGGCGCCTTTTCTTCCTCATAACCTATTGACCTGGCCTTTGCAGAGTGTTCCGTACAGAATCCAGCAGACATCACCACGGGCGGGTGATGCGCCTCGGCACGGAGTGTGCATGTGACGTCCTCCGAGACACTCATGACCAAACCGCCCTGATCGTTCAGGCAGATAACGCCGCCTGTCTTTCCAGTGCAGCCTGCAGGATAGCGGGTAGCTTTTTGCCACGAGCGAAAGCCCTCTGCAGAATACCCTGACACGCCTTCTGACTCAAATAATACTTTGCCTGCACAATGTCCAGCAAGATGCCCGACAAGATAGATACGTTTTCTTCTTTGGGGCACGCCCCAAGCGTCTGCGTCCAATACTCGCCAGGCGACTGAGAACCCATCGCCCAAGATGCACCCTGCCGGTTGCCATTTTGTACATCCAGAAATTGAAACTTCGGGATCGCAGATATGGCAGATCTCTTCGAGGACGACCCGGAAGTCTTCGCCTTTGTTGCTGGAAAAGGCGCCGGGGACATTCTCGAAGACGATGAATTTCGGATAGTTTCCATTTGTTTTATGCCTCATTTCTTTAATCACGCGTATCGCCTGGTGGAACAGCCCCGACTGACGCCCTTCAAGCCCCTTGCGTTTTCCCGCGATAGAGAGGTCAGTGCAGGGCGATCCGAATGTGATAATGTCCACAGGCTCTATTTCATCCCCATGGAGGCGATTGACGTCTCCATAATGCTTGACGAACGGCAGGCGCTTTGTAGTCACCCGGATGGGGAACGGTTCGATTTCCGATGCCCATACCGGCTCAATGCCTGCCAGAAGACCGCCCAGCGGAAAACCGCCTGCCCGTCGAACAGGCTGCCCAGTTTAATCTTTTTCATGCTGGGCCTCCAGTTCGTCAAAACCGAAGGTCTGGCCGTCACGGACCACCTTCACCGCTACGGAACTTCCGACCTGCTCAATATAGCGCCGGACGATCACATCACAGTATTTCGGATCCAGTTCAATCATATGGCAGACCCTCCCGGTCTGCTCACAGGCGATGAGAGTGGAACCACTACCGCCAAATGGATCCAGTACGACGCTGTTGGACATGCTGGAATTCAGTATGGGATACTTCAAAAGCTCCACCGGCTTCATGGTGGGGTGGTATGGGTTCTTGGACGGCTTGTCAAATTCCCAGATTGTGGTTTCCTTCCGCCCGGCATACCAGCGATGCAGGCCTTTGTTTTTCCAACCGAACAGAATCGGTTCGTGCTGCCATTGGTAAGGCGAACGTCCCAGGACCAGGCTCTGCTTTTTCCAGATGCAGGTACCGGACAGGTAGAAGCCGGCATCGGTGAACGCCTTCCGGAAGTTCAGGCCTTCCGTATCAGCATGGAACACATAGATGCTGGCATCGTCTTCCATCACCTTTTCCATGTTCCGGAACGCTGCCAGAAGGAACTGGTAAAAAGAATCGTCCTCCATGTTGTCGTTCTGGATCTTCCCGGCCGTGCCTTCATAATTTACATTGTAGGGTGGGTCGGTTACGACCAGGTTGGCCTTTAAGCTACCCATGAGCCATTCATAAGTTTTCGCTTCTGTACTGTCCCCACAGAACAGGCGATGCCTGCCCAGCAGCCAAAGGTCGCACGGTTTTGTGATACAGGGCCGTTTCAGTTCTGCTTCGATGTCAAAATCATCATCAGAAGGTTCCGGTTCATCCTGATCCGGTTCATCCGGAGCATTGGCAGTGATCTCTGCGTACTTTTTTTCGTAGGCTTCTTTCGCTGCCCGGATTTCTTCCTGCTGGGAGTGGTTTATCAGGTCATCCACATCCGGCAGTTCTTCCATCATCGTCCGCAGCAGTTCTTCGTCGTAGCCGGGTACGTCCAGGTCATCAATTTCCCGGAGCAGCTTTTCTAATGCTTCGGAATCGTCCACGCCCAGGTCAAAGATCCTGTTGTCTGATACCATCATTTTCTTTTTATCGGTATCTGACATTCCTTCTTTCACCAGACAAAAGGCTTCGGTCATGCCCAGTTCCGTCATGGCCTGATACAGTCCGTTGCCAATCCAGATGATATTTTTTTCATCGATAACCAGAAGGCGGGTCTGGCCGTTCTTTTGAATTGAGCGTTTCAGTTCCCGGATCTGTTTTTCAGGATGTTTCCGGGAATTCAAATCAGGATGGCGCAAGTCTGAAAGATTGCGTTTTACGATTTTCATCTCGCTCATGGCGCCGGCACCTCCTTCCGGAGGTTGCCGAAGCGGCTGAGAATGGCAGACAATACCGCTTCGGCATAAGAAAACCCGGTGTCCAATCCGGGTATTTCATCATATCGCCTGGCGTAGCGGCTTAGTGCGTGATAAAGAATATGAAATTTTGCTTTTACTGATAACATCAGCAAATCCTCCTTAATTTTGACTAAGACCCACACATCGGACCGCCTGGCGTAGCGGCTTAGTGCTGTCCCGTCGCCGTGCAAGGAGATAACACGGCGCAAAATAGCCTCCTTCCGTAAATAGTAACGGCCCTCCCGGAAGAATCCGGAAAGGCCGTCTGGCTTGATTAGGTTTTTGCAGCTTAACAATAACACAAGAAAAATGGTGTTTTCAAGTGTCATCGGGTGTCATCGGGTGTCATCGGGCGTCATGTGGTGTCATCGGGTGTCGTAAGGTGTCGCCTGATGGCTGATTTTACAGCGTCTTCGGACGTGTCAGGCCCCACCAAATCTGCGACTTCGCACATTGCAAGGCCATAAAGAAAACGGAAACGAAACATCATCCGAATTTTGTCATTTTCGATAGAATTTATGTATTCTTCGATGGCTGGCGTACTCTTTTGGATTTCTTTCTGCAGATAATCAATACGAGCGGATAAATCGGCAAGTTCCGTCGCCAACATTCCCACTTTGTCGCTGACGCCAGTCCCGTGCGGCATCCCATCAAGAGCTTGTGCGCCCATTGTTTTCGCTTCTATTCTCTTATACATTTCCTGCACCTGTTGCAGTTTCTGCACCAAATTCAGGTGCCTGTTCAAAGTTTCCAGTTCCAATCAAGCCACCTCTTTCGGTCAAGATAGAACGCGTTTTCATTTCTTCCTTTTCCCTTTGCGTTTAGCTTTATGGTTTTTCGCCCGGTGCCGCATTGCCAGTGTCTGGTCGTACTGCTTCGGTGAAATGCCGGTGTTCCTCATCCCGACAGTTCCGTCCATGTAGCTTCCGCCAGTCATCGCAGAAAGAATAGCAGGGATTTTCATTAAATCATCTTCCATACTGAAAGCAAAAGCGAAGCAAACGCAAGCAAAGTTGAAGCAAACCGAAAGCAAACTGAAAGCAAAAGCGAAGCAAACGAGAAGCAAACCGAAAGCAATCCCCTCCTTAGGAATAGGAGTAAGGAGA